GGATCGCTGAACGAATCAGCCGCATTGAGGCGGCGAAGCGAAACGCACTGAGGCGCGCGGAATGGGGGCAAATGGTCGATCCGGTTCATGCCGCAATCGTCGCCGCTTCGGGTGCCCCGGGTCTATGACATATCCCATGAAGGCATGCAATGAGTCTGCTCGATGAGGCTTATCACCTGGTGCACGATCACCCGGGTGGCGCGCCGGCGCTTGCCGCGCGCCTTAAAAAGAACCACGGCACGTTGTGCCATGAGCTCACCGCGACGGGTTCGGCGAAGCTGGGCCTGCTGGATGCGAAGAAGCTCACGGACTTTACGGGCGATCTGCGCATCCTTCAGGCCTGGGCCATGGAGGCTGGCCAGATGCTGATGCCGCTGCCGAAGGATGGCCAGCCGACGGATGAGTGCTTGGCACGAGTTGCCAGCATGGCCAAGGAATTCGGCGATTTGGTCAAAGAGGTCACCCATGACCTGGGCGACAACCAGATCAGTGACAACGAGCTGGACCGCATTGAGCGGGAAGCGAGTCAGCTGGTTGCTGCAGTCCACCATCTCCTGGCTAGCCTGCGCCAGCGCAACCAAGACGGGAAGCCCAACGCCGAAAGGCAGGTGCCTTGATGCGGCCGCCGGGCGAGGTGCGCCAGGCGCTGCACAGGGCGGCGTGTGAGCTGCTGCCGCGTGAGCGCAGCGCAGACCCGCGCGCGCCCAGGCCGACGATGCGCGAGATTGCTCACCGTGCTCAGGTGGGACTGGATGTAGCCAATCAGACGATCAAGAACATGACGCGAGCAGGTGACCTCAAGCCTGCGGGCACCAAGCGCGTGGATTACTGCAACAAGCCGGTGGCGGTGTACGAGCCTGCGGTCTACCTGGACGGCGGACTGAGTGCCGATCTGGAAACCCGCCAAGGGGTGGGCTGGGTGGATCTGGGGCGCATCGTGGGCGGCTGGGCACGATAACGAGGAGACAACTTGACCCCAACACTCAAGCCGCCGGCGGTGCGGACGCCGGCTTGGAGTAGTGCCCCCTGCAGCTGGAGGCTCGGCACATGACGCAGCGAGACCGTCTGCCGCCGATCAATTTCAAGGCGCTGAACGATGCGCTATTGGCGATGGCCGATCACCTGGTGCCGATGTGGCTGCCGGGTGGAGCGCACCGTGGCCACGAGTACGTGTGTGCTGGTCTCAATGGTGGCACCGGCAGCAGTTGCAGCGTGAACTTGAAGACCGGCGCCTGGGGCGACTTCGCCACCGATGAGAAGGGTGGCGACCTGGTCAGCCTGTACGCCGCCATCCACGGCCTGGACCAGGGGAGGGCCGCGGTGCAGGTGGCGCGCGACCATGGCCTGGAGGATGTGGCCGGCGTCACACGTGACGGCGAGCACAAGCCGCCACCGCCACGCCCGGCGCCGCCGCCAGCCAAGAAGCCGGTCAGCGAGGAGTCCTGGGCAACCGTGCGGCCAGTGCCTCCCAGTGCCCCCGCGGTGAACTTCAAGCACCAATGGCGGACCGAGGCGGACATCGAGCACGTGGCCCAGTACCGCCACGGGCAGGATCTGCATGGCTACGTGGTTCGATTCCGCACCAGCGACGGCGGTAAGGACACGATCGCGCGTACGTGGTGCATGAGCCAGCGAGACGGCGCTTGCAAGTGGCACTGGAAGCAATGGGACGAGCCGCGGCCGCTCTATATGCCGAGCCACGAGTTGCCAGGCGAACGCACCGTGGTGCTGGTGGAGGGCGAGAAAAAGGGCGACGCGCTGCAGGCCCTGCTGGACGCAGGATCACCCGGTGTCTATTGCGTGGCCAGCTGGCCAGGTGGCTCCAACGCCTGGCAGAAGGCGGACTGGGCGCCCTTGGCCGGGCGGGTGGTGCTGCTGTGGCCTGACTGCGACGCCAAGCGTGAGAAGACCACCAAGGCCGAGCGCGATGCCTGCGCAGACGAGACGGCGCTGGAGCAGCTCAAGGCTGGCAAGCCGCTCTTGCCCGAGGCCGCACAGCCGGGCATGAAGGCGATGCTGGGAATCGGCGCCGTGTTGCGTGACCAGCACGCCTGCACGGTGCAGCTGCTGCCGATCCCGAAGCCGGGCGAGGTGATAGACGGCTGGGACTGTGGTGATGCGATCAACACGGATGGCTGGGACTTCGCGCGCGTGCTGGCCTTCTTTGGCCAGGCGCAGCCACTACCCGCGGACGCGCAGGCACCCGAGGCCGCAGCGGGAGCGGGTGGCTCGGGCGGCGGCAAAAAAGTCGACGGCCCCGTTGACACTGAAGGCGGGGATTCTGCCGGCGATGCCGATGACCTGGTGGTCTGCGGTGGGCGCAAGGTGCCGCGCTGGCTGTCGTGGTATTGGGACCCGGACAAGGAGCGCTGGCTGACGTCGCGCAAGCTGGTGATCACGGCGTTGGAGCGCGACCCAACCCTGCGGGATGTGCTGGGGCTCAACGAGCTCAGCAGCAACATCGAGGCGCGGATGGACTGGCCCTGGCTGCACGGCAGGGCGGGGCCCATCAAGGGCAGCACGGATCTGATGCTGGGGCTTTACCTGTCGCAGACGTATGGGCTGCCGAGCATTCCCCGGGCCGCGCTGCTGGAGGCGATCGAGACGGTGGCGCACACGCGGCCCTTTCACCCTGTGCGCGAGTACCTGCAGCGGCTAGAGTGGGACGGCAAGACCCGACTGGACAAGTGGCTGGTGCATGTCATTGGTGAGTCGCCCCAGTCGCTGCCCCCACGGGTCTTCAAGTACCTCTCGCAGGTGGGCAGGTTCTGGCTGATTGCCATGTGCGCGCGGGTGATGGAGCCTGGCTGCAAGTTCGACTACTGCCCGGTGCTCGAAGGGCCGGGCGGCATGGGCAAGAGCACATTGGCCCGCGCGCTGGCCAGCCCGGACTTCTTCAGTGACGCCCACTTCGATCTGACTCGCGGCAAGGAAGGCCAGGAGCAGGTGCAGGGCGTGTGGCTTTACGAGCTGGCCGAGCTGGCCAACCTGGGCAAGGCCGAGGTCAACCTGATCAAGGCCTTCATCAGCATGATGGTGGACCGGTACCGGCCTAGCTATGGGCGCACGGTGGAGGCGTTCCCTCGCCAGTGCGTGATGGTGGGCACCACCAACGAGGACACCTACCTACGCGACCGCACGGGGAACCGGCGGTTCTGGCCTATCCCTGTGCGACACCGCATCCTGATGGACTGGCTGTTGCGCAACCGGGACCAGCTGTTTGCCGAGGCCATGCAGGCCTATCTGCGAGGCGACCCATACAACCCCACGCCCGAGGATGAGGAGCGCCTCTACGTGCCCATGCAGGACAGCAGGGTGGTGGAGACGGCGGTGCTCAGCGAGATGCAGCACCTTTTCACCCGGTCGCCGGCGGCCACCGGAATCGGCGCCGTGGTGAACGAGCTGACGGAGTTCGTCACGCTGGCCCAGGTGACCATGGCTCTGGGCGTCGACGCGGCAAAGAGCAACATCATGCTGGAAAGCCAGGTGCGCGCCTGGTTCAAGCAGGAGGGCTGGGAACGGGTCAAGCGCCAGGTCAACAGCGTACGCGCCTGGGGTTACCAGCGCCCGAAGAACTGGCCCCCAAGGCAGCCTGATGAAACACCCATGCCGGACTCGCCCCCTGTGGCCGAGCCGGTTCCTTCAACCTCGCACGGAAGCGATGACGGTGAACCCTTTTGACCGAACGGTCGGGGCGCTCGATACGCCCGGCGACGCACTGGCTGCGGGAGGCGCGATTCGCGGCACCCGGTGCGGCGCCGTGGCGGGGAGGTCATCGCACGGGCCTATGACGTAAGAGTGTCCAGGTGTCCACACTGGCCAGCGGTTTCCATGGAGCTGATGGCTATGGCTACTTCCCCGGTTCTCGGGGTCGAGCCGCCGCATGGCCGGATGTGGATACGCAATAGCGTGAGGCGCGCAGGCGGGGGCGGGTGCGTGCGCTCGCGCGTGTGATCGCACTCCCTCCTGTGTTTCTCTCTTAAGAAAAGGTTGGACAGCATGGACACCCGGACAGTCAGCGATGAAGAGGTGCAGCAGCACATCGCCGAGATCAAGGCGCACATGCCCGAGACGTACAAGGCGATCCAGGGCAAGGCGGGCGAGATCGGCCGGCGCGCTTACGAGCTGGTGCGTCGAGGCCTACGTGGGGAGCGCAACCTGTTTTGGGCCATGGAGCGCGGCTGGGTGAAAGGCACGCCATTCAACATGCCGGAGATCCAGCCCGATGTGGCGCTGGCCATGGTGCGGTTTGGCAGTGCATACGTCTGCATCTTCGGGGTGCCGCAGGAAGGGGGCGCACATGGCGCGGATTGACTGGGTAAAGCGGCGGCTCGAGAACTGGGCGACCTGGCATGCCAAGGCGTCGATCGGCGG